TGCAAATAACTCAGATGGCTATCTTAGAATAGGTTTAGCGGGAAGAACAGTTTATCAACATCAAATACTCGCAGTAGCTAGGTGGGGAGAAAGATGCATCGGAAAAACAATTGACCATATTAATGCAAATAAAAATGACAACCGTGCAATTAACTTGGAATTAGTTGATTTCACTGAAAATTTAAGACGTAGAACAAGAACTAATTTTACAAATTACCATCCAGTTAAGGCAATTAATTTATGTACAGGAGAAACGTTTATATTTAAAAGTCAACGTGAAGCAAGTCGGGAGTTAGGGTTAGATTCAGGCAACATAGCTCAACATTTGAAGAAAAAATTGAAACGAGTAGGTAATTATCGTTTCGAAAAAGTTGATTGGCAGAATTATGCACCAATAATGCAGTAAAAACGCAGGGAAATAGCTTATTATAGGTGTTATTATGATAGTAAGTAATACTATTCTTACGAATTAGTCAGGGTTTGCGGAAACAGACCCGGACAAAAGCCTTGTCAAGAACGCTCGGGTGTCGACAGCCTGGGCGTTTTTCTTTTGGTGTGCCTTCGGGCGGGAAAACAGCAAACAATGTACGGCAAAGTGGGGCCGGTTTGCTAAATAAGGTAGGTGAGTGTATGTCAGTCTGGACCGATGAAGTAGATAAACGGCTTAAACAACTAAGGGATGCAGGACATTCCCAATTTGAGACAGCCGAACGACTATCAGAAGAGTTTGGGAACAACTACACTCGTAATGCGGTGAGACATCGTGAGGACAGGATGAAAAACCAATCCGAGGATGTTCTCGATAAGGTGGAATACAAAGAAACCGTTGAGATATTAGCAGACGGTTCACATAAAAGCGACAAGCTACTTAAAATGAATTCAGAACAAGCAAAAGATGTTGATTACCTCTTAGAAGCTCACGGATTCGATAAGGGTAAATGGGAGCTAGTAAACGCAAAGAATAACATCTGGAACTCCTATTCAAAACAAGATGGGATTATGACTCTGTATAGCAGCAAGGTAACAGTTAAACCGAAAGTAAACGGATTTAATTGGGATGAACTGATCGAGGAAATAAAAAATGTACAAAGCATCACGATTGAACCAGAGGATATACCAAACAATGACTTATACTTGAATCTCCCGTTGTTTGATATGCACTTTGGGATTAGTGACTATGAACACTATAAGCCGACACAGGCTAAAATATTAAGGCTTCTTGAGAAAAACTATAAAGAAGTACTTATCATTATAGGACAAGATTTGCTTCATAATGACGATATGAGAGGCAGAACAGCTAGTGGCAGGGAAATAGACAAGGTAGACATGATAAAAGCCTGGGGAGATGCTACAGCCTTTTATGAGCCAATCATAATGAATGCATTAAAGAACAGTCTAAAAGTGAAAATAATGTATTCGAAAGGCAATCATGATGAATCAATGTCATGGGCATTTGTCCAATACCTATCAGCTAGGTTCCCTCAAGCAGAGTTTGATACAAGCTTTAGAGAAAGAAAAGTTCATATGTTAGGCCTTAACTTCTGTGGAGTGAATCACGGGGATAAGAGGAAAGAAGTGAACCTATCAGAGAACTTTGCAACAGAGTTTCCTATTGAATGGTCGATGGCATCCACGAGGACCATCTTCACTGGACATTTACACTCTGAACGAGTGATAGATAAGGGTGGAGTGATTATAAGGAGAATGCCAACAGGAAATAAGTTGGACCAATACCACGATGACCATGGTTATACAACAGCACATAAGAGATTTCAGGTGCATGAATATTGCTATGAAGAAGAGTTAAGTATTCATTATGTTTAACAGGAAATAACCTCCTAAATGTCGTATACTATAGACAAAGGAGGGATTGCTATGAGATTAGATCCTAAACCAGGTGGACAGAGAACGAAAGATCCAGGTGGTGGAGGTCGTAGAATTGACCCAGGGACAGGTGGGCGTGAGATGGACCCAGGAACGGTTGGGTGCTGAGAAATTGAACTTATGAAACCAATTTATCGTGACAAACGTAAGGGTAGTATGGAATAATTTTCATATTACATATCACGGAGGGGTTTCAATGGGTTGGAAAGAGGACTTCCAAAGAGAGAAAGAAAAGCTTCAAGCGAAAGAGCAGGAGAAAGCGGCATTAAAAAGCGAACGCTCTGAAACTGAGAAACTAGCTAAGACAGGAAACACTGTTATAAAAGGAATTGCCCTATGGTATCTCATTCCATTCTTTGCGATAGGAGCCATAGCGGGCATATTCATTCTAGTTTGGATATGGGATACGATAACAGGTTTATTTTAAGCATCCATTCGGGTGCTTTTTTAATTGGAGGTAAACGAATGATACCAAGTAGAGTAAGGGTTGCAGGGATTGAATATGAAGTTATTGAAGTTGAAAATATGGAAGAACAATTCAATCATCTTGGACAAATTCTATATACTAGAGGTATTATCCAAATTGATCGAAGTTTACCTCCGGATAGAAAAGAACAAGTGTTTATCCATGAGTTATTACATGGATGTTTTTACGAAGCTGGGTATGATGAACAGGATGAAGATATGATAAATCGCGTGAGCATAGTTCTTTACCAAGTGTTAAAGGAGAACACATTGCATTTAGGTAAGTAGTAATCGGAATAGCCTCATTTGGAGTATAATGGTAAATGGGGTGGTGTCTATGTGGAACTCGGTGTAAGGTATGAGTTCATAGGTGAGTATGAAGGTGTTTATCTGTATTGGGTGTCATGGAATGGCGGTGGCAAGATGATGCAGTTTAGCGAAGAGGACTTAAAGAGGTTTGAGGATGAAGATGATCCATAAGGAGGGAGAGTGATGAAGCTAACTGAAAAGCAGAAGAGGTTTGCGGATTATTATATCGAGACAGGGAATGCGACTCAATCATATATTGATGCTGGGTATAAAGCGACTAGTCGTGTTGTTGCAGAAGCGAATGCAAGGAAACTACTCGCAAATTACTCGGTAAAAAAATATATAGAGGAATGTATAGCTAAAAAAGATTCTGAACGAATAGCCAAACAAGATGAAGTTCTTTCGTACCTAACTAGTGTTATGCGTGGGGAACGAAAAGAAGAAGTTTTGATAGGTGTAGGGAAAGGTGCTCAAGTCATAACTGATATGGACGTTAGCGCAAAGGATAGAATAAAAGCAGCTGAATTACTCGGTAAGCGTTACAGCTTATGGGTAGATAAGCAGGAAATGGACATTAAAGGTGCAGTTACATTCGTAGATGATATAGGTGAAGAGGATGAAGCGTAAGTTATCAGAGTTCATCCCTAAAGCGTTCCATTCAGTTTGGAAAGCATCTATCAACCCAGATATATTAAACATCGTCTGCAAGGGTGGTCGTGGCTCTGGGAAATCCTCGGACATTGCTCACATCATCGTTCAATTAATTATGAGATACCCAATCAACGGTGTTGGCATAAGGAAAGTGGATAACACGATTGAGTTATCAATCTTTGAACAGATTAAATGGGCCATAAGTGAACAGGGTGTTAGTCATCTGTTTAAGGTAAACAAATCCCCAATGCGAGTGACTTACGTCCCTAGAGGAAATTACATGGTCTTTCGTGGCGCACAGGAGCCTGAGAGAATAAAATCATTGAAGTCAGCTAATTTTCCATTCGCATTAGCATGGATAGAGGAATTAGCAGAATTTAAAACTGAAGATGAAGTCACGACCATTACCAACTCTTTGCTACGTGGAGAGCTCGGGAATGGTCTTTTTTATAAATTCTTTTATTCGTACAACCCACCGAAAAGAAAACAATCGTGGGTGAATAAGAAGTATGAAACACAATTTATTTCAGAAAATACATTCGTTCATCATTCGACCTACTTAGATAACCCTTTTATTGCTAAACAGTTCATAGAAGAAGCAGAAGCGGCTAAGAAACGAAATGAACTAAGATATAGATGGGAATATCTCGGTCATGCAATCGGTTCTGGTGTCGTCCCTTTTGATAACTTGACGTTCAGAAGGATACCAGATGACGAGTTAAAAACATTCGATAATATAAGGCAAGGGGTTGACTGGGGATATGGAGTCGACCCTTTTTCTTTTGTCCGTTGGCACTACGATAAAACAAGAAAGAAGATCTATGCCGTGGATGAATATTACGGTGTAAAGATTAGCAACCGAGAAGCGGCTGAATGGATTAAAAAGATGGAATACCACGATATACGGATTGTAGCGGATAGCGCTGAACCTAAATCCATAGCTGAAATGAAGGGGGAACACCATTTACCCCGAATTAAGGGCGCTAAGAAAGGTCCTGGAAGCGTGGAATATGGAGAGAAGTGGTTAGATGACCTCGAAGAAATTGTTATCGACCCTAAACGCACTCCGAATATAGCAAGAGAGTTCGAAAACATTGATTATCAGACCGATAAGGACGGAAACCCAAAACCAAAGCTAGAGGATAAAGATAATCATACAATCGATGCGACGAGATACGCATTTGAAGACGATATGAAACAATCAAGCATTCGAATACTGAAATAAGGAGGGATACCATGGACTTGTTTTCTCCAACAGAGACAGAGAGGTTAATCCAACTCATCGAAGAAAACTCACCAAAGACCACAGATTACTTAAAAGAACTCATTGAAAACCATCAAGCGAACATCCCAAAGATTGTCGAGGGAGTAAATTATTACTTCAATAAAGGAAAAATCACTGAACGAGTCATTGAAATATACGATGAATCAGGTAATAAGACTACGGACACCGATGCGACAAACAACAAAATCCCTAGTGGGTGGCACAAGTTGCTTGTAGATCAGAAGGTTTCATACTTAGCGGGTGAACCAATCACGATTTATAGCAAGTCTGACAAGGATATTGCACCAGTACAAGAGACGTTAGGAGAGGATTTCGAGGATATTCTCCCTGAGTTAATTAAGAACGCCTCAAATAAAGGTAGAGATTGGCTTCATCCTTACATTGATGAAGAAGGGAACTTTGATTACATCATCATCCCGAGTGAGGAATTCATTCCAATCTATGATGACAACAAGCGAAAGCATCTAAGGTTGGGGATTCGCTTTTATCCAATTGACGAAGAAGTAACTAAGATTGAAGTGTGGGACAGTCAACGAGTGACCTATTACGAAATGATTGACGGTGAGGTCTATATAGATGCAACCGAGGAAATCAATCCAGATTCACATTTTCGTTATGGTAACAATGGTTATGGGTGGGAAAAGGTACCCTTCATCGAGTTTAAGAACAATGAAGAAGCAGTAAGTGACATTACCTTTTATAAGCAACTGATTGATGCCTATGACTTCCTGGTGAGTGATGTGCAGAATACGTTAACTGACATTCAATCACTCATTTACGTGTTGAAAGGCTATGAAGGCACAGACCTATCAGAGTTTGTAACCAACTTAAAGCGTTATAAGGCTATTGCGGTGAGTGATGAATCAGGCTCTGGAGTGAACACTCTAAAAGCAGAGGTTCCGGTAGAAGCCGTTAAGTCACAGCTAGACAGGATTGCTCAAGATATTTACGCATTCGGACAAGGAGTGAACAGTTCGCCAGATAAATTCGGGAATGCTCCTAGTGGGGTAGCGATTAAAAACCTTTATTCCCTTCTCGATATGAAAGCGAGCATACTTGAGCGTAAATTCTCGAAGGGGTTAGAAAAATTCCTTTGGTTTGTATGCGAATACTTATCTATCTCTGGCCAAGGAGACTTTGATTATAAAGACATTGCATTCACCTTTAATAAAACATTACTGGTTAACGAGCTAGAACTTATTACAATGGCTCAACAGTCTATGGGTGTGATTAGCCATAAAACGATCATAGAAAATCATCCGTGGGTAAAGGATGCTCAAAAAGAAAGAGAGCAACTTGAGAAAGAAGGAGACGAATACTCGAAGTATCTACCATCTGTCGATGATAAACGGAAAGGAAATGCATCAGGTGGCGGGGGTGGGAATGAGCCTTCTAGCGGAGAACAAACGTGTACTGAGTGTGGTGGAGATGGAACGGTCCCTAGTGAGAAAACGGGGAATCCGATTGAATGTCCAGAATGCGGTGGAGATGGCGTGATTAGACGATGAACCAAAACGACATTGATAAAAGGTTAGACAATGCGATCGAACAGGCAGAACGCGAAATCGATAAGGTGTTCGCTAACCGTTTAAAGGCACTTTTAAATCAAGTCGCTGAGTGGTATCGAAAATACACAGAGAATGGCGAGTTAATCCGAACA